TAAGGTGGGTCGGTGACAATGGAATCTATGCTATTATCATCCATTGTTTTTAATATTACTAAACAGTCATCGTTATATAAGTTAATCATTATTTCTCGTCTTTGTGTAATCGGTGATTAAATATTCTTCGCCATACATAAGAACGAATTACAGCACTAACTGTGAATATTCCAGTAATTCCTAGATTATCTAACATATCCATTTCGATATTCCATAATGGAGCAACTATATAAATCCATATTGCCAATGATACGAAAAATCCACTTGTGATATTTAGTAATGATTCGGTAAGTGAATTTAATTTTGATTGTCCCATTGAAATATAAAATATGCTAAAAACATAAAATTATATATTATGATATTTTTTATTGTTGTGTGAACATTGCCTAAAATGAAGTTTAGGTAAAAGAAATATGCAATTCATATACTTATCATAAAATGTATTAATTTCTATCAACTAAATAATATCACTCGTAAGAGTTTTTTAATAACAAAGGAGGTACTGATATAATTATTATGAAATTTGTTTAATAGCCAATAAGGAGGTACTATGAAAAGTAAGTATGATTGGTCAACAGAAATTCACGGAGCAGAAAGTGACACGGCTATAGTGTGTGTTGTATGCTTTTTTATAATAATGGGTATAGTATCAATAATATTAGGATAACACGAACATAAGGAAGAATATGTTTTTACTCATAAAAAAAGGCAACTAAGTTGCCTTTTTTATTGGTTGATTATATATTACTTACTAAAGATTTTATATAAAAACGCAGCGGCGATTAACCCTACTAGACCTTGTGCGCCAAGTTGTGCAACAATACCGGTAATGGTAGCAATAATATCACCACCAATAAATGGAATTGTTCCACCGAAAATAACTTGTAATACGATTGCGAACGCAATTAGTGCTACACCTGCTTCTGTGCCGGATTTAATCCAGCCTACGATATCTTTTAACATATAATTTCTCCTATGTAGTTAAAATATAGTTTATAGTCATTCCAGACTTGTAGAAAGTGACGACATTGTCAAATTCATCGGTTTATTTAGTTTTTTTAATGAATAACTTATTTTTTGCATTATGTGCTTTTGATGATTTCTGAATAGCATAAATAAGATTAAGTATAATTAAGGAGTAAAATATGTCAGTATCATCATTGACTAGAATGACAACGCCATTGGCAACAGACCAATCAGGTTCAAGCCAAGGCTTATTAATGCCTAAGTTAAAGTATAGATTCCGTGTAGTTTTTGAAAACTTTGGAGTATCTACACCGAGAACTGAATTAACAAAACAAGTAATTGACTTTACTAGACCATCAGTAAGTTTTGACCCAATTGACATTGAGATTTATAACTCACGTGTACGTTTAGCGGGTAAACATACTTGGGAAGACATTAATGTTAACTTACGTGACGATGCTAGTGGCATGGTTTCTAAATTAGCAGGTGAACAACTACAGAAGCAGTTAGACTTTATGGAGCAAGCAAGTGCCGCATCAGGTTCTGATTATAAATTTACTACACGTGTAGAGATTTTAGACGGTGGTAATGGCGCACATGAGCCAAACGTATTGGAAACTTGGGAAGTATATGGTTGTTATGTTGCCAATATTAACTACGGAGATTTGAACTACGGTAGTTCGGAGCCAGTTACTATTGCTATGACATTACGTTTCGATAATGCAGTACAAACTCCAATTGGTAGTGGTATTGGTTCGGACGTAGGTCGTACGTTGGGCGACAACGTTTCGTAATTAACTCATTATGGGATTTGGTAGTTTTCTAAAATCTTCACTAAAAGAACAACTGGGAAGTTGGGACAATTTTAGTGATGGATTTAAGGAAGGGTTTTTTAGCGATGATTATTTTCGCGATTATAAACATGGTAGCAAGGTATTTGTTGCTGATGGTCACGCACTTGCGCCTACAAATAAATTCCTATTTCATGTTTACTTTACACTAAACACAGCAGAAATCCCTGAATTAAGTAAAGCAATGGGCGGTGCAGAAGGTTCGTCGCGTATTGGTATGCTTGTTAAAACTGTAAAACTTCCTACGTTCAATTTCGAAATAGAGGAAATGAACCAATATAATCGTAAGCGTTATATTCAAAAGAAGATTAATTATAGACCCGTAAGTATTACTTTTCATGATGATGGAAGTGATTCCGTGCGTTCAATGTGGTATAACTATTATAATTATTACTACAGTGATTCTAGTTATGGATATGATGGTAGAGGTTCTAGTAACCCATCATATAATGATAGAGATATTTACGATAATGGAAGAACCATCAATGATTGGGGTTTCAATGGTTCGGGACCAAATGGATATGATAAACCTGCATTTTTTAAAGATATTAAAATATATGGTTTGAATCGTGGTAATTTCACTTCGTACACGTTAATTAATCCCATCATTACTGATTGGGACCACGATACGTTTGATTACAGTGCTGGTTCTGAAGTAATGCAACATACGATGTCCATTAATTACGAGACTGTTAAGTACGGGCGTGGCAAAGTAGGTGCTGAAGTTAAGGGTTTTGGAGATTCTTCAATGTATGATACTAGTCCTAGTCCACTTCGAGCAGGAACGCGCTCTACATTATTTGGTAGAGGTGGTATTCTAGACGCAGGTGGTAGTATTTTGGATGATTTAGCATCTGGAAATATTCTAGGTGCTATTAGAACAGGCGGTTCTTTGAGAAATACTCTCAAAGGGACAAACATTAGTTCATTGGTTGCATCAGAGTTAGTATCGGGCGCAATATCTACTGGATTAAATTTCATATCCAATAATGGTTCTCGCAGTGGTAGTAGTTTTTCTATACCTTCGTTTGGGTCTAGTTTTGGATTAAATTCACTGACAAGTGGTATTGGAAATGTAACTAAGGGTTTATTCTCAAGTTCCAACTTTGGTTCATTGAATAATAATTTAAGTGGAGTTGGGGGGATGCCTAATATGTTTGGTGGGGTATCTTCTAGTATTAATCAACTTTCACAGAAGTTTGCACCTGGTACAAAGTTAAATAGTGATTTTGCTGGAAACTTTAGTACAATGACATCATCAATGGCTCATGGAATGGCTGTAGCAGAAAATGAAATGCCATATATTGAAAGTAATATAAGTTCATCGTTCTCACCAAGTATTACAAATTTATATGACGGAATACCAAGTGCAAATAGTTTGAAACTATTTGCATCAGATGCCACGCCTGTATTAACTAGTATGTCTCAATCATTTGCACCATTTGCACAAAATATGTCGCAACAAATGAGAACATACACAGAGTCTGGGGAATTTAGACAACTTTCGGATAATTTAAAAAACACCACGGGCGACGTGTTTAGTAATGGGAAAAATATAGGACAATGAGTAGAAAACTAAACGTAGATACTTTCTATTCAGACCGTGATGTTGTGATAAATTCAGAACATTATAATATTGTTTTTGGATTTTTTAAAAAGGTAATGGAAACTGATAAATCTGCAGAAGCATTTTCTGTTGATTTATTTCGTGTTTCAAAAGGTACTGATGTTCCTATTTTAACGTTACTTAAATCTATACAAGACAAAGATACAATTGGTGTATCTGAGATGATGGCATTTTATTTAAATCAAATTCGCTCACAGAGTGCTATGTTGGGTGTGAGTAATGTGATTACTCCAAATCAACAAGTTGCTAGAAATATTCTAAGTTAAACATGCCTCGGTATTCACAGGGTCATTATAAACCGAGAAATCCAAAAAAATATGTAGGGAAGGGTTCTATTATATATAGAAGTTCTTGGGAACTTGCATTCATGAATTTTTGTGATAATAATGAACATGTTACCGAATGGGCAAGTGAGTCTATTCGAATTCCTTACAGAAATCCATTAACTGGAAAGCATTCTACATATGTCCCTGATTTCTTAGTTGTGTATCAAAACAAACACGGTAGACGTGTCGCTGAATTAATTGAAATTAAACCAAAAAAACAGAGTATGCTAACGGAGAAGTTAAATAGCAAAGAACGTGCTACGGTTGCTATTAATTACGCTAAATGGGAAGCGGCAATTGCCTGGGCAAAACGTAACCACATTATTTTTAGAGTAATAACGGAAGACCAAATCTTCAGAAAATAATATGACAAAAAAATTAGAAAGTTTGTTTGATTTACCCGAATCATCGAGTAGACCAAACGAGGAAAGAATAACAACTACCCCCGAAGAAATCACCGCGA